AACTTGGAGCCGATATATTCGCGACCGCCGGTGGCGAGTGTAAGGTCTTCTATGTCTTGCGTTATACGTGGAGGAAATGAGCGTTGTTCAGTAGCCGTGGACGTTACTTGTCGGTCCGTGCTGGGCGGCAATACCAACCGCCCGGTGATCGGATCAAAAGGCCCGCCCGGTAACTGTTGCTGTACCGGTCCGCCTTGAGCAAAGCCCGGCAGAGACGGTATCGCAATACCCATTTCTTGACGCGCTTGCAAAGCAGCACGCAAAGCTGGGGGCAACGGGGTCGTTGGCATTGGCCGACCAGAGACGTCTAAAACTTGTCGCCCGTAAACATTTGTCAATGCTTGATCAAAACCGGGTATCGTCACTCCCTGCGCGTATTGTCGGATTACATCGGTGTCGCCCAATATCGTTTGTTGCTCGGCAGCGGTGCCATATGGCAACCCACCTTGCGTAACCACAGCCGCATCAAACACCGCTTGTTGACTTGCTAGTAACGATTGGGTCTGCGCTCGTGCGTCTTTCCTCAAATTTAGATAACTGTTGAGTTGTTGGTCGAAAGCTGCAATGTCTAAGCCTTGTTGCATGGCCTCGTTCCGCAACACTTTATATTGCTCGTCAATCGCGTTGAGGCGGTCTTGCTCTGACTCTCCAGGCCCGAAGATTCCGTATCCGGCAAGCGTTGGCGCAAATGTGCTAGGCAAACGAGACTGCCTGTCCTCTTCTATCTGTTGTTGTAGTACAAACTCCTGCTCTTTCAAATCCAAAAGTTGGTTACGGTATTGGTTCAATGCCTCGTTTTGGTCACGAGTGACCTGCAACCGAGATTCTTGCAAGGCTGCGTTGATCTCGCCTTGAGCCTGATCTCTAGCAATCCCTAGCTCGTTGTTGAGTCGCGCAAGATCTTGTGTATTTTGGAAATTTTGCGCGATTTTGGTCATGTTTTGGGAGAAGCCAAGATTTGCTAACTCGATTGCATTTTGTTGCATTTTCAAGCGAGCACGGTTCGCGATTCCTTCGTTATCTTCGCGTGTAGCAGCATCAATTTCGGCCTGCAACTTCATCTGATCTTGTCTAATTCGATCAAGTTGTTCGTTGTTTTCGGTTTGGAACTGCTGCCGGTCATTTTGCATGAAAAAATTGAAACCGAACTGACCTTTCAACGTGTCTGCAGCAGCACCAATCTGAGCTTGGGATAGCTTTCCTTTGAACGCTGTATCCTGCCGACGCGCGGCTGCGCCTAAGATAGAATCGATTGATTGGGCTCGACGCTGCTCTGCAGCAGCTTTTGCTCTAGTTTCAGTGCCAATACCTTCTTTTATGGCAGCTAATTTGATAGCACGTTCTGTTTCACGTTGTTTTGCAAGTCGTTCACCCTGCCGTTGTGCAAACGGTGCCGCCGCTGCGCCCAACTGCGCTAGAAAAGGCTGACCTGCGATATTACGTCCTTGAGCATCCCGTCCAGAAGCGAATTGGAAACCCGCTGCTGCCAAGTCCAGTGCCATTTGTTGTTTACGAGCTTCGTCTGCACCGCCCAGATCGGCAGCTTTTGTCATCAACGCCTCATAACGAGCCGCTGCGTCTTCTGCGCTTTCAACCTCGGCGGGTCGTAAAGCCTCGCGAAAAAGTGCGCCCATCACTCGTTGATCACCCAAATACTCATCCAATCCAGCGACGTCGCCCAATGGTGCAATGCGAGTGTCTATCGAAGGCGTTGGGTCAAACGGATCGTAAACTCCAGCCCCATTTGAAAAGTATTGAACCGGCTTCTGAACACCGCCACCTTCCGCGAACTTTTGCGGAGCCTCTTCCATAGGGGCACCCGCCATCATCAAAGCGCCAAGGCCCTGACCCATGTCAGTCGGGGCACCGCCCTCAGTCGCCATGTCCACGTCTTGCGTCATGCCTTTCATCAGGTCGCCAATACCGCTGTTCATGGCACCTTCTTCGGTCAACATGATAGCGGGTTGCACCATCGCCAACACAGCCTCTGGTGTTGCCATCGCATCGTCTCGACCAACAAACTCTGCCAGTTCCGAGCGCCGTGCTTCGATAGGCATGTCATTGCCGCGAATGGCGTTAATCATGCTTTCTATATCTTCCGCCTGGTCGATACCGCCAAGCGTTTGCGCGACGTAATCAAGACCTACTTGCTGGCCTTCGGCAGCAGAGGCAACCTGAACTTGCCCGGCAGCCTCTTCGGGCATGATCGGGCCACCCTCTTGCTTTTGTATCACGCCACGGCCAATCAATATGTCCTTCTGAGTGACTTTGCCGTCGCCGCTCAAGTCTGGAAACTTCTCTGCGTTACCGCCTTTTGCTCGGAACAGGGGTCTATTCATTACGTTCATCAAAACGCCCTCGCTAAACCAGCGGCACCTACACCCAAGCCCGCTACAGTTTGGGCAAAGCCCGGACTCGGTGCGGATTGCTGGAATACAGCACTTTGTGACGATGGCAACGCTTTAGTCATGTCGCCCAAGAAACCAAGCTGCTGGAACGGTTGGTCGTACGCCTGACGCTCTGCCGCGAACTGGGCGTTCAGTATGTTTTGTGCTTGCTGTTGTTGTGTGCCGCCAAAGCCCATCAACTGTGACACGTCTGCTGCGCGTTGCTGCTGGGCCTGCTGTCCCAAGCTTGCTTGTATTTGACCCATAGACGCCAGACGACCGCCTAGCTGACCAGCCTGACCGGCGAGTGCTCCGATGCCCTGTGCGGCTTGCTGCTGGGCACCCGCTAACGCAGCGAGTTGTGACACGTCTGCTTGGCCTAGCTGACCAAACTGTAATCCTAGCTGACCGCCTGCGCGTGCCAGATCGGCTCTTTGTCCCGCCATCTGTGCCAGGGCCTGTTGTCCTTGTAGACCAAGCTGACCGCCTTGAAGCGCCCCACGCTGGGCAAGCTGTGCAGCGTTCAGTCCTAGCTGACCGCCTTGTAAAGCTGCTTGCTGTCCCATTTGGCCCGCTTGCAAACCAACTTGACCGCGTAGCTGTTGTGCAGCCTGCGCAGCCTGTGCTTGTGCGCGTGCGTTCGCTGCGGCTTGTGCTTGAGCCGCTTGAAGCGCCTGTCCGCCCTGTTGTGCGGCAGTCATGCCTAGCTGTGCTTGAGACTGTCCCAAACCGGCTTGTTGTTGCGCTAACTGCGCTTTCAGTTGCTGCGTGCTTATACCCATTTGGGCAGCTTGGGCTGCAAGCCCCGCTTCAGACTGCGCTAACTGACCACCAAGCCCAGCAGCTTGCAGTTCGCGTCCTTTGGCTGCTTCAAAGGCGCTGAGACCTCGTCTTTTAGCTGCTTCGAACGCCTGCTGTCTCCTTGCCTCTTCTGATTCAAAAGCGCCAATACCACGACCCTTCGCTGCTTCGAATGCCTGCTGTCGTCGAGCTTGCTCGGACTCAAAAGCACTTAATTCGCGCCCTTTGCCTGCCTCAAAAGCTTGTTGTGCAGACTGTAAAGCTTGACCGTATCCTTGACTCAACAGTCCTGCAGTTTGTCTAGCAATTTGGTCGTTGATCGCACGATCAATCTCTGCTGCTTGCACGGCACCTCTGGAACCGCCAAACGCGCCCGCCGCCACTTGACGTGCCCGAGCCTGCTGTTTTTGCAGTTCACCAGTGCGCAAAGACTCTTGTCGAGCAGCTTCAACGACTTGCCGCGTATAAGGGTCCATAAAAGACGCTATGCCGCTAGGGTCAAACTGTGCGCCCGCACCCGCTAAACCTCTTGTTTGAAATTGCTCACCCGCACCCGCTAGACCCCTTGTTTGGAATTGCTCACCCGCACCCGCTAACTGCTCGCCCGCGTCGACTAAGCCTGTCCTAATAGCACCAATGTCACCCCGTGAACCAAGAATACCGCTTTGTCCGACGGTGGCCTCTCGCTCCGCTTGTTTAGCCGCAGACCCTATTTGGCTCATGGCACCGGCAGTCGTGCCAGCGGCCCTGCCTGCTTGACCAAGTAGTTGTTGCTGCGTTTGTGCTGCCGTTTGTAAACCGCCTCTGGTAGCCGCACCGAGTTGCCCGCCCAAAGCCTCGGCTGTGCCAAGGGCCCCGATGCCTACATCAGCAGCAAGTTGACGTCCTTGCTCTGCACCGAGCCCTAACCTTGTAGCAGTGTCAGAAGCTGCACGCTGTGCCGCTACATCTGCGGCAGAAAGACCCGCTTGTGCGGCTTGTACCTGTAAAGGCACGCCCGCTGATGCACCTGTAATGTCCCTAGCAGCTTGCGACAGACCGCTGATAGCTTGATCGCGGAAAGTAAAAGGCTCGGTTCGCGTATCGGCAGCTAATCTTTGCGCCTCACGTAAAGTTCCTAGACCACCTTGTTGTGCTAGAAGTGCGGCCTCAATACCGGGCAAAGCACCTTTTGTTACGACATCAAAACCCGCATCTGTTTTCTGCAAAGCGCCCTGTAAAAAAGGCTCATAGCCCCCGATACCAGAACGGATCAATTCGCCCGCAGCGATCTGATCGGCAGTCATACCTGCGACAGCTTGTGTAGGAGCTTGTATGCCTTGTTCTTGTAGGCGTCTTACATAGTCCAGTGCATCTTGATATAACCCCGCCTTGAACGCCTCGATTTCCGGGGCTTCACGGACGATCTGGGTTGTGGTTGTAGTCTCTGCCATTACGCCATTCTCTCGAACTTGCTCATCAGAGCGTACATATTTTTCATTCCATTTTCGCGGTCGCCGTTACCTGCACCACGTACTGCTTTGGCCGTGAAGACGAACTCGCCATCGCTCAACATTGCCGGTATGTCGTCACTGGTTTCAGTGCCCGGACCATCGATGCGCCCGTTCATTCTTGGGAAGTAATCGATTTCTCCGCCCTCGGCCACGTTCACGGGCTGGGGTTGGTAGATCGGGGTCTGCAAACTGCCGTACTGGTCAGTTACATCTTGAATACTATAAGTGGTCGGCAAACGCATAGTGCCTTGCCCTAATCGATACTTCAGCGCGTCGGGGCCTTCCAGAAGATCGAAACCAGTAGGCCGCTCATCCACGTTGAAATCTGTAGGCTCTTCGCGAGTCAAGGCATCTACAGCCATAATTCCCGCAAAAGCTGGTCCAAATCTACGAGCCATACCGCCTATCCCAGAAAGCGATTCTTTAGCTAGTTTTTCGGCGAAGGTTTGTACGTTGAGTCCCGGTGGCAAAGTACCCTGGGCAGCGGCTCGTTCCGCAATTGCTTGAGCTTGGGCTTTGACATCAATGCCGGGTAAAAACAAGTCTGTAAGACCTTTTATTGGGTCTGCTCCTACTTCCGGACCTATTCCAAAGATTTGCTTTACGCTGTCCGTAACGCCGGGTGGCTGCACTGTCGTGGGTGCAGGCGGTCCCATTGCTGCCCCCGCGCGAGTTCCTGCACCTGCCGCCGAAGCCGTTTCGACACCGGTTCGTGCGCCCAAAGGCTGGTTCACCGGGTCCAGCGGACCTCGGGGAGTTGTCGGCACTTCCGACGGCTGCTGTATTTGTGGAATTTCTATTTTCGGGGGCTCTAGTAAGGCTTCTGTCACTTTTGCGTCTGGGGTTGGTGTTACAGACGGCGTGATTGTTTGCGCTGCGGTATCCGCGCCTAACGCCCTACCAGCGGCTGCGGCCTCTTCAAAGGTGCCTTTAAAACCACCTGCTTTTAGTCCTTCACCAAAACCCTCAAAGACGTTCGCGCCTTCTTTTGCAGCGCCCACGCTTCCGGATACGCCTTTAACGACACCGGCTGTCAAACCGCCAACCGCAGCCATTTTAAGGGCGTCCTTGAAATCACCGCCTTGAGCTAAAGTCCCGACACCGCTGACTATCGCGGAAGCCGCTATAGGCCCGACAAAAGGCGTCAACGCAATGGTCGCTACGACCGGTAAAACCACCTTCACCGCTTTTTTCAAAAATTTCTTGACGCCCTTGAAGAGCTTCTTCAGGAAGAACTCGGGTTGGCCGGTGACCGGGTTGAGAGAGTTAAGCTCGTTACCTACCACATAACGCTCGGGCTCAATGCCCATGTCTCGCATTTGTTGGAAGATACGCTCTTTGAGGATCGGGTTTTTGCGGAAGACTTCCATCGGAATGACGGTTTCGCCTTCTGCAGCGTGAATCATGTACTCGTCTTCGTGACGACCAAACGTGGCTAGTTGATCGGCAACACGCTTGACCGACGCAATACCCGCTTGGGGTATATCATCGTCGTCATCGGTGGCCCAAGAGCCCTCAGTCGCGGTCAAAAAGGTGGCTATGCCACCAGCAGGAACCTCAATAGGCTCGATATCGTCAAATTCGTCGTATTGAAGTGCTGCTTGTCCCATATCGTGATCGTACGCTTATGTGATATCTACAACAACAGACCCGTTCGTGCTTACCGATACGTTTCCGATGCTACCCGTTGCGCTTAACCCCGATGTCGACGGAGAAGATATATTCTGCCAGACGTTGCCGGTATAGACTTGCAAAACGCCCTCAGACAAGTTCCAGATAATGTCCCCCGCCCGAAACTGTAGCTCATCTCTTCTAGCCGCAGTGAACTGTGGCGTGGCGTCTGGATCAAAAGAGTCTAAACTTATCTCTAATAAACGTACAGCCTTGTTGTACGTGTCTGTTGGCACAGATTCTCCAACAGAAAAAGGCAAGCGTCCCTGTAGAAGCTTGCTCATCTTCGACCGTTGGACTGTAGATCAAGTCGCGTGCCGCCCAAGCGGAAGCCCAAACCAATCCGGTTTGCGAGATCCGCGTCATCGTCTGATTCAAAGCGTATGGCAACCTGTCTGGCTCTTGCTCGCATGTCGACTTTCGTAGTCGTCGCCGTGAAGCTGGTCGTCTGGTCCGTGGTCAATGAGTCGCCTGGGAAGTTACGAGCCTTGACGACCACGTTCATTTGCTGATCTGCTCCGCCCGTGCCAGTGAATTTGACGTCAGGGATCATGCGTTTGACAAACTGAAACTCTTCACCGTCGCCAAGGTCAAAGTCCGCCGATTCGATGAAAACACCGGTCATCGGACTGCCGTCGTCGTCGTTGCCGGTTTCGTGTTGGAACAAGCAGTTATTTGAGTCGCTGTTGACACCAGCAGCCCTTGGAAAAGCCACGATACCTTCGTCCAGCCACGCCGTGCGGGACAAATTGCCAATAGACCAAATGTTTTCGACGTAGTTGTACACCACGTAGCGGTCTATCGAGTTGCTGTCTGCAGAGCAGTAAAACCAGCCAACCTCATTGAACTGTTTGTTGAGAAAGCCAAAGAACTGAAAGGCTTGACCCTCATTAAAATCATCAAACACGTACGAATGCACGCTGCAAGGAACGGGGGCAACAGAGCCGTTGTAGATGTAAAAGCCCTTCTTGTCCATCCAATAGATGCCATTTGGCGCATTCACAGCAGCGTTTGGTCCTATCAGGCTGATACCTTCGTTAATCAGGTTCAAACCAAAGGTCAGGGGTGCGCCGATGAACTGTAGACTGTAAAGGGCGACATCTGTCCAGATCAACGTCTCTTGGCGAGCCCGCAAGCCCCCGATAATTTCTGAACCAGCAGAGCACCTTAACGAGCCCGCCGTATTTGTAGCTTTTGGCTCCCACTCTGCGATGTTTTCTTGATCTGAGAAAGCAATCAACAGCGGGTCTATCGAACCACTACGACTACCGCCGCTTATCGGGTCTGCCCCCAGGACAATTGCATGGCGGTCGACGTCAGAAACTAATACCTGTAATCCTCTAGTAGGCGCAAGATTCGCACCAGCCAAAGAGGTCAACGGAACCGCACGGGTGTTCAGGCCGTTTGTTTTGTCCCAATAATAGATACTGCCCGCTCTAGGATTGGACACAAGGTCCTCGCCAAAGTTGTCCATCGACCACAAGCGTAGTTGGTTTGCGTCACCCAAAGACGTAGTAGAGCCCCACGTACCAGAGCCCCATGTACCAACACCCCACCCCGTGCCGTCAACGAAGACATCCAGGCCCGAGTTGATCTGATACACGCCTACGACGCTGCTACCGCCATTACCGGTGTCACTGCTGTTTGCAGTAACTTCTGCACCGCTGGTGTCCTTCGCTACAATCGTAAATGTGTTTGCGGTAGGCACGGCGACCACTTGGTATTCTTGATTCAAGACCGCCGCAGTCACGTTGCCGCCTAAACTGGCCGCGCCAGAGAACGTCACAAAGTCTCCGTTCACCGCGCCGTGTCCGGCGTCTGTAACCGTAATCGTGCTAGAACCGTTTGTTGCAGCGAAGGTCACGTCGCCTGCACTGGTTGTTTCTCGTATGGGCGTGATGTCGTTGTAGCTCGCGCCTTCTTGGATATACAACTTGAACCGTGTGCCGAGGCCCAAGAGCTTTGTACCGTCAAGATCGACCCAGCCGTGAAGTTTACGACCGGTGCCCTCATACGAAGCTTGAATATACTTCTGCCAGCCGCCTATCTTCTCTGGCAACCCTTTGCGAAAACGCACCAGATTGCCATCAAACCAACCGCCCTCTGCGGTGTAGTCTGTACCCTCTTTGTTGATGCCAGGGTTGAAGATAAACTTTTGCAATGGCATTACGGATGCGCTCCCGTGCGAATGATTTCAGTCACTTCGACGGCTCGGTTGCCAACTTGGGTAGCCCATCGACTGTCCATAAACTCGTCGGCTGCAACATCGAATTGTTCACGAGACATAGCTTCTAATGCTTTAACGAAACCACGAAGTCGTGTAAGACCAAGATTAAAACAAATATCAATCATCGCATCTTGTCGAGCTTCGTTGAGTGCGCGAAACCAAAAGTAATTATCTTCTAGTTCTTCCCGTACACGCTTGATGTCGTTAGCCAGAAGATATTCTATTTCTTCTTCAGATAGCCCAAGACCGCCGTTTTCGTCTATGTTGCGCCCGACGCCCACGGTGATCATGTTTTCTGAACACTTATATGCATGGCTACGCACACCTTCGTGACGTTTCAACATGCCTATCAATTCGATACCCATTACTTCTCCCGACTTACGCCTTGAACTTTTTCGTAGGATCTCATTGCGCCGAGACCCAACATGCCCATCATAACGGGGACGAGCAGCGTGGTATCTATCTCAGGCACTTCAACCCAGATGCCCAGTATATT